CCCCTCGTACAACACGCGACTGTCAACACTGATCGTCAAATCATCTAAGTCACTGTTCAGTGTGTCCAGGCTTTCGAGGGTAAAGTCAGAGGTGAGAAGCGGCAGGATCAAATCGTGATCCAAATTAACATACGACCAGCGGTTCAGTTCGAAATTGAAGATGATAATGTAATTAGGCTTGCCGTTAACATTCGATGGGCCTGGAAATGACCAGCAGACGCATTTCTTATCGTGATCGATGGCGCAGCTTATCCTGGCCGCCTGTGAGGCATCCAGCTTGCCCCAGAACCACCCATCGACCTTTTCGTTGCCTATCGGGTGGCTGCGGGAGCCGTCAAAGGCGTAAAACCCGTCGCTGTCTAGGTAGTAGACAACGGACCCGTTCTGCGCCGCTGCGCCTGGCGTGAACAGCCCCCGGTCGGTTTCAATTTCATCAAACTGGAAGACCAGAGGACTGCCGACAAAATTGACGCGGTAGATCGCATGTTCGAAGAGAATCACCGCAAATTCACCGCCGAATATCCGCTGTATGGCGCCGCCGCCAGGGGTATCCTGGAAATCCGACTGTGTTGTTGCCGATACCGTGTAATCCGTATGATCGCCGTTCGCGGACCATCTTGTACGCTCCGGTTTCGCCCCATCCGTCGCGTCAGTGGTGTTGCCGAACATCAAAAAGTCACGAACAACGGCGCACGTTCTGGCCTTGAAGTCCGTCGTCAAATTGGCGAAATCAGTCCCGGTTGACATATTTATGGATTGAGGGTTATCGGCAAAATTGGTGGCAATGGCGATATCACCATAAGCGGCGAAGTCCCAGAAACTAGCCGTATTTGTATAGCCACCTGACTTTGATCTGTCTTCCGTAGTGGCGCTATGCAGGCTGTAGATTTTGGTTGCGTTGCCGGCGTAAACCCGGCTTGTCCCATCCGCCGCCGTCAAGGATGTAGCGCCCAAGGGGCGAGCGTCCATTGCCGCCGACAATAACACCAGCGACCCGAATGGCTGGTAACCGCGCGTTACAGGATAAACATTTTCCGCGATTGTCGAGCCGGGGTTGCCGAAATCGGGCTGATCCGGGAGGAATTCACCATTTTCGAATAGCATGACTAAGCCGTATACACATTCACGCGAGTGGTGAGCGGCGCACCGCTCCATGACGCCCTTGCCGCGCTTCTGTCTATTCCATTTTTTGCACGGTCATAATACGCGCCCCACACCTGGACTCTCTCGTCATTGTTCATGTACGGCGCCGCCTGGAGCAGGGCGCCGTACAAGTAAATATCTGGATGAGAAGTTAGCAGCCAATTAGACGGGGCGGCGTCGGTGAGGGCCGGTATTTTTTGGTAATATGTAATCTCCAGGGTGTAGGCGCTATCCGGCGCTCGGCCTAGTTTAATGTTGCCCGCGACAATCGTATATTCAGACGGCACGCCTGTTGAACCGCTTGACCAATTGATGTCTAGCTGAGCCGGCGTGACGAATAAAAGAACCGATAGCGGGGTCGCCTGGATTACCGCCGCGCGCATTTCGATGTAGTCGCTCGGCAGGGCGATGGTCGCCCCGGACAACGTCAGATTGGTAACCGCCTCCATTTCCCAATGGCGCAGATCACGGTTGAACTGCGCCTCGGCCAGCGTAATCAATTCAGGCACACGGGCAACGAGGTCCGTATCGTCGCCGCGACGCAGCCAGTTCATCACAGCCGTTTGTAATTCCGAGTAGATGCTAATGGACATGTTCGGTTCCCGGTCTTAAGTTTTCTTTGTCGAAGCCGTAAATCCCGGCGTTCCAAAACGATTGCAACAACTCGCTCTCGTCGCTGATTTCAACGTCGATCCCCCGCGCACGGGCGAAGCCGATCAGATATTCAAGATTGCTTCTTTGCTGGACATAATGGCTGTCGAACGGACAGCCCACGCCGTAGATGGTGATCTTTTCGACCCCATCATAAATCGCGTAGGCCAGCATATAAGATATGCTGCTCTCCAAGTATCCCCCCACCATCTCCACGGCGGCACGGGGGTAGGCTAGGCTGTTCTCCACACCCTCGGTGCGTTCTTGCATGATAACCGGCACGAACAGGTCCGATAATCTTTCCTTATAGCTGTCGGTGAACGGGCGCACATCCTTGGAATGAACCTCAAAATATAGGTCGTAACTACTGTCTCCTCCCCACGGCAAGCCCCATCGTTCCAGGCTCATCGGGGCTTTGTTCATCCCCTCACCCAAGCCGATGATGGCGATGTGGCGCATTACTTACCGACAGATTTCAGAGTAAAAGTAACAATTGGCGTGGAAGACCCGCCGATGGTCGAAACCACCCGGATGTAGTTTCCGAAGGCGGTCAGGTTTTTCTTTTCAGCCGCCGCCGCCGTGACTTGGGTGAACGTGGTATGCGTTATCCACACCGACCCATCCGCAGAGGAAGAAACCACGCAGTCCAGCGTCGGGCTGGTTCCCGAAACGGCGGTAGCCGACATATACATATCGATGTTGGTGTAATCTCCGACGTAGATCGTCTCGCCGGTCGTGGTGGTTCCGAGCGCCCCGCCGGGAACCATCGCAAATTCTTTATTCGCACTCATTTTTCACCCCTCATAACCGGCTTCCGCCGTCAGTTCTGAAATCACGCAACTCGCTATCGTTCAGGCGTTTAATAAATTCCTTGCGGTCTTTTTTCGGGCTGATGCCCATGCTGTCCCACAGGTGGAGCAAGGCGATAGGAACGCTCGCAACCTTCCGCATGGCCCGCGATGGCGTCCAGCCGCCCGTGCCGTCGGTAGAGGAAATCTTGTTAGCCTCTACAATCGGCGTCACATCGAATTTATTTTGAATAATTAAACGCCCGCTCTCTTGGTCAAGGTGGGCGTAGGTATCAATGCCGTGTGACGAGGTGATGAGTTCAGTCTTCACACCTCGGCCCTTTTGCCGTCTACATCCACAACATGCGTTATATCGTCCTTGGTCTTCTTCGCCTGTTTATTGCTGGCCAAGAGGTCGGCGTCATTGGCGTCGATTTCCATAACGTCATACTGGAACCACTTCACGCCATCGACCCAGACGTTTGGCACCAAAACGAACACCTTTTCCTGCTGGGTGGGTTCTTTCTGCTTCGCGGGTTTTTTCGCCATTAAATTTCTCCTGATTGAAAAGGGGCGACCGAACTAACGGCCGCCCCGTCCCAATGTGATGTCGCAAGCCCTAGTGTGTAGTGGACTTGCATCGGATAGTGTAGTGAGCCGAAATCGTGTTGGTGGACTGACCGCCCGTCACGATTTTGATGTAATCGCCCGCCTTGAAATAATTCAGGGCAGACGGAGTAACAACATCAACGTCACCGGCGGCAGAGCCGCTTTGCGTAACCGTGATGGCACCCCCCGTGACGGCGGTGGAACCAATCGAAGCCGTCAGCACAACATTGGCGGTCGCAATCGCGCCGTCAATGATCGACTGAATGGTCACGATCTTCCCGTCAGCAGGGGCCACGACGTACACGGTCCCGGCGGTCGAAACGTCGGTTTCCGTCACGTTAAGGACAAACTCGTCAACACCCATAAAAGCCATGGCTGCTCTCCTTTCTACGAGGTCGTTAAATCCGCGACGAGGCCATGAGCCGCCTCATTGCGCATTTCTAGGGTCCACTCAGTGATGACCTGCTTCCGCTCACTGTCACCAGTCTTGGCAAGGTCAACAGTTTCCATATTGCGAAGCGTCGAGAACGATATCATCTCATGGTCGATCAAATACGCAGAGCGCGACTCACAATTGCGAGAAGGAACGATTTGAAGCTCACCGAAATCTGAAACATAAACGTCGGCAGACGCGATAATCTTCCTATCATCGACATCCTTGAACTTCGTGGCGACGCCCGTGAAGCCAGAAGAAACCCGCTTGTTGAACGAGCCGACATACAGGTGTTTCGGCATACCGCCGTTGTCCCAAGCCGTCTGGGCAACGTCTAGCAACAGGCTTTCGGTAAAAGCCCTCTGGGTGCCGTTCGTCCTCGCCGTAGCCCCCAACGATCCGTCAGAACCTCCTGTCCCGGCCGATGTATTAGAGTCGATCCACGCGCCCAAGCCGCCAACTTCGCGGGCCAAGGTGTCGTTACCGGCGACCTTGGCGTTGTTGGCAAAGATTGACAATTCGATGTCGCTCTTCAATTCGCGGCCACGCTTGATAAGCTGATAGGCCATCTCCCGGCCTTTCCCAGCAGAATCGACAGCCTCTTGCGTACCGGTGACAAGAGCTACCTTGTCGCTAATACCGCAATAGTTAGTCAGACGAACAGTCGCCACCGATGCGTCGGTGGTGGCATCGTCTCCTTCAATGACCCAATTCTGCGCGGCCGCCGAAAGCGTATCGGTTTGCCACTCATGCAGAGTCGCGGTTGCGCTGCTGTTCGGCATCGCCGAAAGCAACGGGGTTTCCCACGGCGCGACGTTGTAGATGACATTCGAGAGGTCTTCTCGATTGCCAATAGCGTCGTAGGTCGAGAATGTATTAGCTGGCTGTGCCATGATGGCAACTCCTTATCCTGGTTGATTACCCCAACAACAACGCCACTGCGTCGTTGACGGAACCCGATTTGCGGAGCCTTGCCTTTGCCTGCTGCGCCTGCTTGGCAGTAGCCATATTCTTCGTTTTTCGGACGCCCGGCTTCAGAACTTTCATCTTGCCTTTGACCTTCTTGCTCGCCACGGCTTTATTCGATTTCATCCCTTCTTTTTCTCGAAGGGCGTCGAATGCCGCCACGATACGGTGGTCATAGATTTGCGAAAGTTCTTCGTTTGAATACCCCAACCCTTGCATGAATGTGCGAATGCCGGCCTGGTATTGGCCCGCGTTTTCGCCCGCCATTTCGGGGATTTTCTGGGCGAGCAACTCGTTCTGCTCAACAAGATACTGTTGCATATGAACGGCTTGCTCTTGTCTTTGCACCCCGCCAAGACGGTGCGCCTCGGCCTGTTTGGCCTCGCGGACTGCCTTGTCGGCGTCAAAAACTGCCCTTTTTCTGGTGTATTCTAATGGGTCGTCCTCTGCAAGTTGAACCCAATCGGGTTCAAGTGCTGCATCGGTTTGGGATACTTCAAGCATTTGCTTCAGATGTTGTCGCTCCGCAGCGATAGACGCTCGTTCGGCCTCGATCTTCTTAAATTCAGAAGCTAAATTCTGCGTCTTTTGTGTGTAATCCGATTGCCGAAGATATCCTTTACCAACATTTTCAAGGGTGACCTGTTCGCCGTTGATATCGAAAACAGGTTCCTCGGCTTCATTGTCGGATTCTTCGTCAACTTCATACTCTCCGCCGTCTTCTTCGGTGGCGGCTTCGATCTCAGCCTCTTCTTCTGGGGCCTCGTCCGAAGGTTCGCTTTCGGGGTCAATGGGTGCAGCGTTTTCGCTGTCCAGGGTAGACCCGGCAAGCCGTTGGGCCGCGCCGTCAATCGACAGCGGACCTTGCTCGGCATTCTCCGGGGAGGTGTTGCCGTCTGACATAAATTAAAACTCCGTCTTGGCCCTTGAGCCGTGGGATAGGCGGCGTCATCACGACGCTGCCGTCAAAAGAAGCGGTTCCGTTTTCCTTTCATGGAGTCCAGTTCCGCCGCCGATAATTTCCCGTTCTCCACAGCAATGCGGAGTTGTCGGGAAACCAATCTCACCACCTTGATCGCTTCCGCATATCGGAAACGGCCGAGGTCATCTTTTTCGTCCGCGCACAGCATGGCGTCGAGATATTGCTTTTCGACGGCCGCGACAGCGGACCTGAATTGTGCGTTCTCTAGTAGCTGGCCGGCCTCGCGGGCAGAGGCGACTTGCTCTGATTTCGAGGTCACCATTTAAAGGTCGCCGTCACCAGGGTCGCCATAGCCGCCGCCGTAGTCGCCTTGAT